TGTTTGGAGTTTTTAAATGGAGTATAGTTTGGAACTAATTTCAAAACAGTTCCAAACAACTGAATGGAATCTTGTTTGGAGTTGTTAAATGGAGAAAACAAAGGGAACAAATAATATGACGGTAAGGGAAAAATTTAAAAAAAGAAAAATGGAATACCAGGAATATATTGAACATCCGGATAATCTTCCATTAGAGGAAAAAGTAAAGAAGTTGGGAATCAGAAAAATCAAAGTTTATACCAAACAAAAATGTTCTTTTCATTCTCCAGAAGGGAAACAATGTAAACGTCTTGCTATTGGAAAGGGACAGCTATGTAAAAAACATGGTGGGAAACTTTCTATTGACTCCACTTTGAGTATGGAAGGTGAAAAATTACTACGTTCCATTGCTTTGTCTGGAAGTGTAAATGGAGATCAAAATACTATTGAAAATGGAGAGATTTTTTCCCAAAAAACACTATCCCTTTTGTTGAAAGATTTTCAACCGGAGTTTCATCCATTAGCCTATATTGAATTAAGTAGAAATGGATTATCTGAAGTGGAAATTGCAGCAAAATTTGAAGTTGGAGTTAATAGATTAAGGGAATGGGTGGAACGATTTGAATCATTCTCCCTTGCACATGATATTGGAGACTCCATTTATGAAGCATGGTGGTTAAATAAAGGGAAAGAAGGACTGGAAGATGCACGGAATTTTAATACCCTTTTGTACAAGTTCCTGACTGGAAATAAACTTGGATATTCTGATAAAGTGGAAACAAAAAGTTTTAATACTAATGTCCATGGAGTTTTAATGGTTCCCGGAATGAAAACTGTTGAAGAATGGGAAGCGGAAAAGGGATAAAAATGAAATTATGAGAATATTATGGTAGAAAAATTAGAAAAATCTGATATTAAAAGGGTAAAATTGAATTATCTTACCCGAATTTCTGCACCAAAAGTAAATCATAAGACAATAAGGGATATTATTCAAAATTTAAAATTGGAACAATCTAAAATAAAAACAAAAGAGGGAATAAGTAAATTTTTCAATTCAAAAATTGTACCATCTCCGGATAGTTTTATTGCAAAAAAAGAAAAAGAAGAATTCCATGATTTTAAAAGAAGAAAATTAAAGAAAAAATTCCAAAAAGAAATAAAAACAACAAAAAGAACAAGAATAACAAAAAGAACAAGAAAAATAATAAGTTTATTTCTTGAAAAAGATGTTTCCAGAATAAATGACTATTCTGGAGTAATTACAGAAGAAAATTAAGGTAGTATAAATGACAAAACCAAACGTAATTTGGAAACCTTTTCCTGGAGCACAAGAAAGATTTTTATCTTGTCCTGCATGGGAATGTTTACTCCATGGATCAAGAGGCGGTGGGAAAACAGATGTTTTGCTAATGGACTTCTTGCAAGGAGTGGGAAAAGGATATGGAAGTGATTATAGAGGATTATTATTAAGGGAAGCAACAACAGAACTTGGTGATGTAATTGCTAAATCAAAAAAATGGATACATCAAATTTTCCCATCTGCTACATTTAATGCCAGTAGAAAAATATGGACTTTTGAAGGTGGTGAAACTCTTTGGTTCAATTATGCTCGAACGGAAGACGACTACACCCAATATCATGGTTCCGAATTTTGCTGGTGTGTAGAAGAAAACACAAAAATTTTAATGGCCGACAACTCTTTAAAAAAAATAAAAGATATTAAAATAGGAGATTCCATAAAAACTTTAGAAGGAAATAAATTGGTATTAAACTTATTTCCTTCTATACAAAAAGCTGTAAAAATTTCTTTTTTTGACTCTAATGCTTCTTTAATTGGTTCGCAAATTCAAGGGTTATCTCACCAACTTTTAACTTCCTCAGGATTGCTCCATGAAAAGAATTTGGAATTACCCCAAATTCTAAAGCCGCATGAGTTGCACCAATTTGCTTGGCTCGATTACACAACTTATCAAAAATACGATCAATTTCCCCACTTTTTTTCTTTCTTCTTACAGAATTTACAAAATTTAAAGGAATTTCTTGTTTCTTTTCCCATAAATCCAAATTATGTAGAAGACAAGGTATATTTGTACCAAAAATCTTTGCTGTTTTTACTATTCCAACTTCTTGACAAGATTTACAAATCTCTTGTTTCTTACTTTCAAGAAAACCAGGAGAATTTCTTTTTTTCAATAAATGGTCATAATGTGTATAAAAATATTGATAATAGACGTTTAAATATTTTGCAGTTTTTTCAACATTATATTTATGTTTCTTTAAAGCTTCAATTACTTCTTTCTCAGAAAATTTATTCTCCCTTTTTGGATTATGTATTCGATTATGCTCTTTCTCCGTTATTAATTCTAAATTATCAATATTATTATTTAAAGGATTTCCATCACAATGATGAATTATTTCATCAGGATCAAGAAATCTGCCAAGATACCTTTCAACAATTCTACGATGCTCCAAAACCTTTGCAGTTTTGCCTATTCGATAAGGATGATTTGGACTTTTCTCCATCATCCTACCATTCCACATTTTACGTACACCCTTATAAAAAAGAATTTCGTCCGTCATTGGTGAATTTTTCAACTGAGGCTTCATGTGAATTTTCCTTTGTGGATAATAATGTTAATTTATATGATATTACTGTTCAAGATAGTTCTCATTATATTACAAAATTAACAAATAGTCAATTAGTTAATTCTTCACAATTAAAGTTTATTGTTAATAAGAATTGTGGATGGGAAGAAATCACTAACCATTCCACCCCAAATTTATATTTAAAATTAATGTCTTGTAATAGAACATCAAATCCAAAAATATTTAGAAAGTACAGGGCAACTTGTAATCCATCTGGTCCTGGACACGGATGGGTAAAAGCCCGTTTTATAGATCAAGGTCCTCCAGAAAAAATGACATATGATGAGTTTGGACAAACTCGTACTCATATCCAATCTCAATTGTCTGAAAATAAAGCAATGATGGAAGCTGATCCAATGTATTTAGCAAAATTGATGGCTATGACCCAAGACAATAAAATGTTAAGGGATGCCTGGGTATTTGGATCATGGGATTTAGTGACTGGTGGATTTTTTACAGATATATGGGACCCAAGAATTCATGTTTTACCAACTTTTAAAATTCCCTCATCATGGCCTGTGTATAGAAGTTTTGATTGGGGTTCTTCCAAACCATGGTCAGTTACTTATGGAGCAGAAGCAAATGGAGAACAACCTATTGGATTAGAAGGAAAAATCCCTTATATTCCTAAAGGATCAGTAATTATAATAAATGAAATTTATGGATGGAATGGAAAAGCAAATGAGGGAGATAGAGCAACTTCTCAAGAAATTGCAGAAAGAGTAATTCAGGTTGACAATAATATTTTAACCGAATATAAATTAGATGGTAAAGTTCGTCCGGGACCTGCTGATACTTCCATTTGGGAAGTAAGAGATGGAACTTCTATTGCACATAATTTAAGAAAGTTTGGATGTCATTGGACAAAAGCATATAAAGGTTCCGGTTCCCGTGTTTCTGGATGGGCTTTATTAAGACAAATGCTTGGTGCAGCAAAACGAGGAGATTTAGAAACTCCACATTTATATTTTTTTGAACAGGCATACCATCATATAAGAACATTACCTATTATGCAGAGAGATAAAGTGAAACCTGAGGACATTGATTCCAGCCTAGAGGATCACAATTGCGATTCCGCACGATATTTACTGTCAAGAAAATTATATACATTAAAACAAAGAGCAGTTAAAAATTAAAAAGGAGAATAATATGCCATTACCAATTTATACCACTGTAAATACTGAACACCCAGATTATCAAAATAAAACGGAATCTTGGGCAAGAATAAGAGATTGTCTTGATGGAGAAGAAGTGATAAAAGATAAGGGAGAAAAATATCTTCCACGTCCTTCTGGAATGTCAGGAGAATTTGCAAGTGCTTATGATGGATATATTGAAAGGGCACATTTTCCTTTAATTGTCCCTTATGCTTTGTCTGGAGCTTTAGGTGTTATTATTACAAAACTTCCAGAATTTAATGTTCCCTCACAATTAAAATATATTTTAACCACTGCAACAAAAGATGGAAAATCCTTACAACAATTATTCACTGATATGATTGTAGAAATTTTTCAAACAGGAAAATCTCCAATTATGGTGGATATCAGTCCAGATAAAAATGAATTCCGTTTTGTCCATTATAAAGCAGAGGATTTAATAAATTGGAAAACTGCTGTTGTAGGTTCTGAAAAAGATTTAACACTTGCAGTTTTAACGGAAGCTATTCCTGCAACTGAAGATATTTTTTCTCATGAAGTGGATACTATTTACCGTGTTTTGATAAAAAATGAAAAAAATCAATACACAACTAAATTAATTAAAGATGGTAATGTAATGGAAAATTCTGAGAAAGTTCCAAGTTTTATGGGAAGACCTTCCACTAAAATTCCATTATTTTTGGCTGGATCAATTAACAACAGTTTTGATCCTCAACCTGTCCCTCTTTTAGCAGTTGCAAATTGTTCCATTCAAATTTATCGAAAAGAAGCAGACTTAGCAAATTCCGAATATTTGTCTTGTAATCCAACTTTATGTATTGTTGGAGCTTCTAATGATGATGAACTTCCAAATGTTGTTGGGAGTTCTGTAATGATTGTTCTTCCAAACGAAGCAGCAAGAATTTTTTATACGGAAACGGATACGGCAGCTTTACAGCATGTCAGTTCTCATATTGAAAAATTATATGAGGAAGCAATTCGTCATGGTGTTGCAATTTTGGATGCTCGTAAAGGGGTAGAAGCTGCTGAAGCTTTAAGAATTAGACAAGCTACTCAATCAGCCTCAATATACTCTATTTATTTATCGGCTATGACAGCGATTTTGACGGCTTTAAAAGAGATTTGCAAGTGGGCTGGCTATAATGCCGAAGAAGTAACTGTAGACGCTCCTAATTCACTAAATCAGGGCTTACCTGACTCTGGATTATTGAAAGAAATTATTAATGGATATATTTCACAAGCAGTTCCACTTCCATCAATTCATAGATATTTAGTTTATTCTGGATTGTTGGATCAAAAAATAGGGTATGAAGAATATGTAAAATTATTGGAGGAGGATAAAGCAAACAAAGCAGAAGAAGTTGAAAAGAATCTTAATTTATTGAAGAAAAAATCCAATGAGGAAAAAGATCCGAATTTGGAAGAAGAAGTAACAGTATAGTCCCCTGTGGGGAAAACAATTAACTCTTGAGGAGAAAAAAATGCCAGATTTTAGTTTTATTACCGATGTAGATGTAAGAACAAAAGCGGAAGCCACTTATGCAAAAGATATGGAGACTTTACAATCCTCTATTGATGCAAAGATTTTGGAAGCAACCACTGGATTGAAAGTAAAAAATGATGAATTGCTTACAGAAAAGAAAAAAATCCAATTAACTTTGAAGAATTTTGAAAATATTGATCCTGCTGCGGCAAGAGAAGCTTTAAAATTTTTGGAAGAAAATGAAGATGCAAAACTTATTAAAGAAGGAAAAATAGAGGAACTTCTTGATAAAAAAACAACTTCCATGCGTACACAGCATGAAGAGTTGGTAAATGCTTTGCAAACTAATCTTTCCGAAAAAGAAAAAGCAGCACAGACTTATAAGGAAAAATATGAATCAAAAGTTATTGAAGATAATCTCCGTGAAGTTGCTTTAGCTGCTGGAGTTCGTCCTGAAGCTCTTACTGATATTACATTAAGAGGAAGAAATGTTTTCTCTTTGGATGATAAATATCAATTAGAAGCAAGGACTGCTGATGGAAAATTAGCAAAAACAGCCGATGATAAAGTTTTGAATCCTGTAAATTGGTTAGAAGGATTGAAAAAGACCTCTCCACATTATTGGCCTATGTCAGAAGGTGCTGGTGCTTTTTCTCATGGAAGGATGTCGGAATATAGTGAAGCACTTGCTACTGCTGCTGAAAAGGGAGATATGGCATCTTTTAGAAAATTGAGAGCAGCAAGGGCAAAATAAAATTATTTTAAAATAATTTAAAATAAATGTATTTTCCTATTGACTTGTTAAAAAATATACTTTAAATTAAATTATCCAATAAAAGGTGATTCTGAGAATTGCCAAATTTTTCGACCCAGAGGGTCAGTGTAAATTTTAATTAGTTCCAAATAAAAGATTTCACCGACCCTCTAACTTTAAGTTACGACGGTGAAAAATAAAACCGAAACTTAAAGGAGAAAAAAATGGCAAATGTTTTTGAACACCCTAGCGTTATAGCAATGGAAGCTTTGGCACATTTGGAGGACGCTCTTGTAATGGTTCCTCTTTGTGCAAAAGATTTAACCTCTGATTTTAACAAAAAAGCAGAAGGTTGGAAAGTTGGTGATTCTGTTGCTTTTAAAACAAATGGAGAATACTCTGTAACAGATTATACTTCTGGTGCAGTTACCGCACAACCTATCTCATCTTCCACCAGATCACTAGCCATCGAACATCTATATGATGTATCTGTTGAAGTTACTGCAAGAGAAATGGCTTTGGATTTGGATTCTTTTGTTTCTCAGGTTATTAAACCAGCTGCTTACAAATTGGCTGAAACTGTAGATACTTATATTGGTACCAAAATTCTTCAGGGAAATGGTCTTTATGTTTCTGACTCTCTGATGTCTGCTGCTTCTGATTTGGCTCTTGCTCGTAAAGCAGCTATTTATCAGCAGTTGTCCTCCAATAGATTCTGTTTGGTTGATTCAGAAGTTGAAGCTGCCCTTCTTGGGCAGGCTTGGTTCAATCAGTCACAGACAAGAGGTGTGGATGGAACAAACACTCTTAGAACTGGTCAAATGGGCAGTTCCATGGGAATGGATTTCTTCTCTTCTCTTGCTTTCCCAACAAGTTCTGCCTCTATCACCCCTGGAACATTTGCATCAACTACAAATAACACAGGAACTACCAATCTAATTGGTCTTGAAACATTAACTGTGGATGCTGCTGGTTCTGCATTGACTCTTAAAGTTGGGGATAGACTCCGGATTGCTGGCGTTAGACGTCCTCTTGTTGTAAAGACTGCCGTTGCGGATTGTACTTTAACAACCACAATTGCTCTGGTTGATCCTATTACAGAAATTATTCCTGATGGAGCAGCTATTACTGTTATTGGTACTGGTGAAAGTACACTTAAATATCATGGAGCAATTATGGATGATAGATGCCTTGGTGTTGCTTTCCCGATGCTTGATCTTCCTGAAGATAGGGTAGCCGCAGTTGCAAGTAACAATGGAATGAGTATCCGTATTGTAAAAGGGTATGACCTGACTTACAAGAAAACCACTCTTTCTATGGATCTTTTGGTAGGTGCTTTTGCTCTTGATCCTCGGAAAATCACTATTCTTGGTGAGTATTAAGATTTGATGTAAAAATGAAGCTGGTCCTTTTTTAGGACCAGCACTTTATCTGAAAGGAAAGATTTATGGTAGTTTACAATAAAAATGGGAAGAAAATCACTTGTGATACTGACCAATGGCCTATTTTGAAAGAGCTTGGTTACACAGAAGATTTTCCCCCTGTAAAAGAT